ATTACTGGAAATGCTTCATATATCGAAAAGGTTGAATCATCTGTAAAACTTGTTGATGAAAAGCTTGTTTCAGAAGCAAAAAAACTTGAAGAACTAAAAACCGACTATAATTCGAATAAAACTAAAACAACTTCAGATTTAGCAACAATTGCTCAATCAGTTTCTGATGGTGATAAAGCCTTATCTTTACGCATCGACCAAACGAAAGCAGCTCTAGAAGAGGCTGATCGGAAATCTAATGCAAATATTCTAGAAGTTACTGAGTCACTTGCCGAATTTGAGCAGTCTACTACTTCAAAATTTAGTGAACTTGATACAAGTATCTCTAAAGAAAACTTAAAGGTACAAGGGCAAATTACTGATGTTCAAAAAAGTGTTTCAACCCTAGAAAGTAATACAAATACAAGAATAAATGGCCTTTCATCATCACTTAAAACTACTGATGACATTGCTAAACTAGCTTTCGATCATGCAGCAGAGGCGCAGCAAACAGGTACAACGGCGGTAAAAGCTACCGAAGCACTTTCTCAAAATCTTTTAAGCTTAAAGTCACAAACGCAAGTAACGTCGGGTGTACGTGCTGTTGTAACGTCAAAAGGAATTGATGACTGGACACGTTGGCGAACCACTGGTGAAGCGAAAGTAATTCAAGATGCTGATGCATTTGGTGGCTATATTCTTGAGCTTGGGAATAATGCCGGTAATGATGAGGCATGGGTTCACTGGAATGAGTTTGTAAAGATTAATCCAGATACGCTTTATCGGGTACGTGCTCGCTTCCGCCGTGTAGCTGGGGAATCTGGAACTATTTACCTTGGGGTTGCATGTAAAAATGCAGACCAAAGTAAATACGTAACGACTACAAACTCCCTTGCAGGTGATATGAGATCTTCTAACTACTTATTGTCGGCCGTTAAGCCTAATTTAGGTGAGTGGCAAGAAGTAGTTCTATACATGAAAGGTAAGTCTATTGGGGCGGCAACTGGTTTAGGGACAATTGATAATCCACGTACTTTCCCAGCACAAGCTGAATATTATGCCCCAATGTTTATTGCAAACTACAATTTTCAGACAGGAATTTGTCAGCTTAATTACATTATTGTTGAAGATAACAACTCTTTAGCTTCTGCAAATGATGCAACAGCAACTGCAAATGATTTATTCAAAACAGCAACTAACAGAACAGAAGCTGAAGCTGAAAGAACCAGTAAGCTTGAATCAAGAATGCAGAATGCTGAAACAGGTATTCAGAGCAACTCTCAAGCATTATTGAAAACAGCTACAAAGAGTGATCTTGATAGCGCCATGGGGCGTGTGGCGACTGATATTACAGCTGCAGTGAATAACATTAAGATTGGTGGTGTAAACGCCGTAGCTAATTCAGAAGCGCCTCGAACATCCACAGCAGCAACAAGCCGTGAATACTTAATGTATGAACGTAGCAAAGAGTTGAAAGCTTTTTATGACGAAAATTTAGATAAGTCGGTTACGATTTCTTTTGAAGTGAGTGTACCGGTTGCTGGAACTGTACAAGTATATTCATCTAATAGATCCGCTCATTTCTTCACAACATCCGTAACAGTCACCAAAGCAAGTGAATTTCAAAAATTTGAAGTTACTGTGTTTCCTAAATTACACACTGGTAGCACAACTGAATCGACTATTGAGTTTTATGGTACATATGGCACAGGTCGAATTCCTACAATTCAAAAATTACAGATCGAAGCTGGTAATAAAGCTACTGCGTGGAGCCCAAGCCCACGGGATACTCAAAGTTCATTAAATGCTAATGCGGAAGCGATTAAAGTTACTCAAGCTGAAGTGAAGAAGCATGGCGATACTTTATCGTCTCAAAGTTTAGATATTTCAAAACTTAGAAATGATCTAACAATAACCAATACTGAAGTAAGTAAAAAAGCCTCAACTGAAGCATTACAAACAACAAATTCTCAAGTATCTGAACAAGCTGGACTGATTAAAGCTGTTACAGAACAGGCTAATACTTTATCTGCAAATCTTAACAAGTCGGCCCCAGCTGGTACGAACTTGTTGATTAACTCTAATGTGGTAGGAACTTACAATGGCGTTTCTTATCCTCATCTACGCTATAAACTTGGTGAAGACTGGGAAGTAGGCGCAAAATATACGCTCTTGTGGTGTGCTGAGCATACACGAGGTGCTGGTGACACAAATTCAAATTTAGCTGTTTATGCTGGTGGCGGAAGTCAGTTTTTACAGCAGGTTATCAACACAACAGGTAAAGTAATCAGCAAAATCACCTTTACAAAGACTTCAGCTGGAACAGCAAAAGAAGTCCACTTCTACATGCTAAACAAACCAACTGCGGATAAGAACAGTGTAGGTACGGTTTATTGGGCTGTCTTAGTTAAAGGGGAATTCATAACTACAGATAATTGGATTGCAAGTCCTTACGACTTCAATGCTGCATTCGATCAAGTTTCTGCGAATCTAAATGAGTTTAAACAAACCTATGTAACTGAGAGTGGTGCTCTTGCTCAAAGAACATCAAAACTTGAAGCAGGGATGAGTGATGTTGAGAAAAACATTTATAACACTACTCAGGCCCTAAATAACTATGCTACAAATGCAAAATTAGATGAAGTTACAGCCTCACAAACTAAGGCATTCAATACATCTCTTACAAAATTAGATGAGGCGCTAAAGGCAGCCAATGACAGTGACTCTTTAGCAGGAGACTACAACTTTAAAAATCCTGATATGTGGTATAGCCATTATGGCTGGGACATGTCTCAGTATTTTAAAACAACGACTACAGGGAAAATTGGTAATACAGTTTTCAGAAAGGACACATCTAATCCAGTAAACTGTTTTAACTACAATAAACAAGCACTACCAAATACTCGTGCATATATTGTGAGTTTCCTTGTTCGCCGTAGCTCTGACTCTAATGGGCTTTGTTACATCCCAATTGGCCGTGCGAAAAATGATGGTGTATTTTCAACGGCAAATTATACGAGTGTACGTGTACCCGTTGCTGAAATCCCAGCAAACGAATCTTGGACTCTCATTTCAAAAGTCATCAATATGACTTCGGTTGCTGAAACTTATCCTCAAATTCAACTGGGTATTGCTTTAGGTCATACGGGTAATGTTGGTTGGTGGGAAGCACAAGCATATAGAATTGCACCTGTTTTAAATGAATCAGATGTAGACAGCACTATTGTTAAGTCTTCTATTCTTGTTGATTATTCAAGTAAGTCTGATACAACTAAGGCGATCTCAGCTGCTACTGAGTCTCTGGAAGCTAAATTCCGTCAGAAATTTGGTGATCTATGGACTAATAGTTCTGCAACTCTTGATAGTACTCGTTACACCAAAACAGAAACTAACCAAGCCATTGCAGAAGAAAGCAAAATTATCAAAGCTGCAATTTCTTCAAGTGGTGGTGACAACATAATTAAAAATGGAGATTTTACACAGCCGTTTGCTTTGTCAAACTGGCGTATTAACGCAAACGTTGCTGGTAGCGTTATGGAGGTATATAAGGACCAAAATGGAGCAAATTGGGGACGTTTTAGATCAACTAATACAACAACTGCATTCAAAGGTTTTTTTGAACAACTAACTTCTGAAGATGGGTTGGAGATTGATCAAACATATACCTTGTCATTTAAGGCAAAATCTCTCACTGCAGCTCAAACAAGTTTGCTTTTAATTATTCATCGATTTGATGGTTCAAGTAACAATCAACTTGGTAGTTCATGGCAAATTAATACTGATAAAGAAACCCTTTGTACTTTTACATTTAAAACCAATGTAGCAAATCTAAATAATATTAATATTATTTTATATGCACAGACTGGATTTGCCCCTGATTTTGCAATTAGAGAAGTACAAATCGAAAAGGGGGAGTTAGCAACTGGATTTAGAAAAAACCCACGTGAGCTTGTTAAGGCACTCGAAGCTAATGCTTCTGCAATTGAGGGTACTAAAGCGGATGTTCAAAAAAACGGTGAAAAGATTACTTCACTTGCAGAGAATTATGCGACTTTAAAATCTACTGTAGACAATAATAAAACTGCTGTAGATGGTAAGTTTCAGGAAATTAATTCAACTATTAGTGATAATCAACAGAACACTACACAGTCTATTAATAACTTGGAATCAAGTTATAAACAATTAAATCAGGACCTTGGTCAAGTTTTCAATTACCGTGTTTATTCATGTGGCTGGAATGGCTTTTTCACAGGGATTAAAAACTTAAAAGGTGAAATCAAATCAGTAGCTTCAGCACGTGGTTTTTCAGTCCATGTTTTAGCAGCTGATGGTTCTATAGCTTCTTCAACTAGATATGATACTTATGCAGCTGTAGCAAATGCTACGGCAATGAGTAACGCTATTTCTGCGATTCCAAAGGACACCTTTGTTATCGTTACAAACTACGACAGTATTGGTGTAAACCTAGCACCAGTTAAGAATGCATTAATTTCATTAGGTGCCAATCCATTCACACTTGATCAAATAACGGGTCGGGATGCATACATTTTAGTTGGTCAGAAGGGGATTGGTTCAGGTCGCGGTATTGAATTGCATGCAACACCTGATACTGGACCAAATGGTGCTAAGCAAATCATGCTTGCAGTTCAAGTAGTTAGTGGTATCCCGATTGGTCTTGCAAACAATAGCGGAAACTTACAAAAGGTTTTAGAAAACCACGCACAAATTCTTCAAGAAAAAATTACAAGATCTGATGCGAAAGAAGTATTTGCTGAGGAAATCAAAGTCTTTAAAGCACAACTTGATACTTTACGTTACTCAGAAGAGAACTGGATTTTACTTGGTGATGATACTAAAAATTTAAGTATTTCTACTGGTACAAACCGAACTGTAGCTGTTTGGGAACTGCAATATAAACACAAGGAAATTCCAATTGATAAGGGTGATCCAATAGTTGCGAGAATCAAATACACAGCAACTGCAGGATTAGTTGGCGCTACATGTAGTATTCAATTTCATGGTGCAACTTATAGTGTTGGGTTGCCTTCGTTTGTTGTAGCTGCAAGTGGTGAAATAGAACTTACTGGTATTTTCCCATCTGATTTAAAAGCCTCTGCTTTTGAAGCTATTCCATTGGGTTTACGGTTTGATAATGCTCCATCTGGTGGAACATTTACTGTAACTAATATGTTTATTAGCCGGGGTAATTCAGCGCCAAATTTTAAGGGCGGATTTAGATCGTCTCTTAAACAAAATGCTCAATTTGTTGAAGATACTTTTATCAAGGCTGATGTAAATAAAGGGGTTATAGCTCAGCAAATTCAACAATATGATGCAACTGTACCTGGTGGTTTATCTTCTGTAGTAAAAACAACAAAAGCTACAGCTGACCAAACATCACAGGATCTAGCTTCACTTAGAAATACTGAAATTTCTCAGCTTCAAACAAGTACAAATAATCTTGGCTCGGCATTAGAAAACACAACAATGCTGGCGATGATGATTACTAATGGAAAATTGTTGCAGGGAGACGTAAATTTCAAGAAAGGTAACAATGGTGTATCTGTCTATAACAATGCCGGCAATGGGAATGTGACAGTTACTCGAGTCGCGAAAAGTTCTGATAACCCTACTACCTCAACCCATGAAATTGAAATTAAAACCATTGGCGCTGCCAACCCAACGTGGGGTGGATTTTTCCAACGTGTTTATGGCCGTGCTAATGCTGTTTTTGTCATCAAGTATTTAATTAAGCTACCAGTTGGATATAAATTGGTGAATGCTGGTAACGCAATGGGGACAGGGGCAATTGATCGATTCATTGGCAATACTGAGGGTACAGGCAAATTCGAAACATATATTCGAATGATTAAATGTGGTGCTGTAGGTTCTTTCTCTAACTCAGGACATGTTTATGTGGCGGGAGGATCTACACCAACAGCTACTGCGCCTTTAGTTTGGACCTTAGCCCAAATCGAGCAATATGACGTTACTGATTACGCTTCAGCTGACCCGACTTTACAGGACTTTGTTTCTTCAGCCACAGACTCTATATCAACATTAACGAACTTCAAAGAAACTTGGGCTGCCAAACTTACTGAAATGTCTTCAAAATTAGACAGTAAAAACGGCGCTTATATTTTGAATGCGGATATAACAAATACTAATGTTGAGCGTGCAATTGCAGCATCTTCACAGAAAATTACTTCTGAATATACCAATGCTATGAGTGTGCAGCCATTGAGTTCAGGTGCAGGGAAAATTTTCGTTAAGCCTTTAACTTGGCGTCAAGCAATCACTACTTCGGGTACATTGGTTATTAAGACACCAATTACAGTTGGTGCGTACATGACCAAGGTTAAAATTTCTGGTTATAACTACAATAACAAAGAAGATAATATTTTCGATCTGGATTTGGCATTTTATGCTTATACGTCAACAGTGCCATTTTATCCAAATATGACGTCACGTTCTTTTGGTATTACCTTAGATGAAAATAATGCTACGACTAAAGGCCTGGCTCTAGCTTTAGATAGCAATAATAAGGTGTGTATCTTAATTACCAAAAAAGATGCTTGGTCTTACCCAGCAATTACAGTTGAGTCGGCCACTATTACTCATACAAATCCGCCAGATTACTTTAAAGATGGCTGGACGGCGGCCATTGAAACGGATTTATCAGTTTATAAGTCAGTTACGCCGTTTACAGTGACTTCAATGATGGAAACCACTGCAGGTTCACAAGCCAAAGTAGATGTTCCAATGTCTCAATTAAGTGATATTGCAGCTGATAATAAACTCACACCAGTTGAGAAAAAACAGGCGAAGTTGGTTTGGGATACACTTTATCAAACTGATGCAAGCTTGCGAGCTGAGGCAGTCACTTATGGTATATCTTCTACTGCCTATGCAACGGCATTCAGTACTTTAAATACATATTTAGCAGCTTTATTCGCAAATATGAATGTAACTAGTACGATTGACCGAAACCAGTTCATTACTAACTTTGCGAACGTGCACAACGCACGACAAGCATTAGTACGTGCAATCTCGGAGAAGGCTAAAGAAATAGCTGATACTGCCAAGGACATAGCTTCTACTACAAAAGCAACATTAGAGCGTGATTACATGACGTCTACCAAGACGAATGAAGCAATCGCATCTTCAACAGAAAGAATGTCTGCACTGTATTCTGCAAATGGTCAAAAGATCATGGCTTCAGTACTCGAAACATGGCAAAAAGATTGGTTAGTAAAAACTCCAAGTGGGAATAGGCCTGAACTTAGTTTAGTTGCAGATGCAACTTGTCGTGGGGGATATGCACTAAGAATTGGTAATAACGTAGGTAATGATGAAGCCTGGTTAAATTGGTTCACATCTTTGCCTATCGATGACAATAAATATTACCGAGTTAAGTATAGATTCCGCCGTGTAAGTGGTACCGGAGTTGTTTATGTTGGTGCGACCTGTCAAAACGCCAATAAAACAAAATATATTGCTCAAGATAACTCTGAAATCAATGATATCGGTTCAAGTCATTATTTAGTTGCAGGTACCGCACCAGCGTTGGGAACTTGGATAACTGGTACCGCTTACTTTAAGGGCCGATCTGCTGGTGCAAGTGCAGGTGCTGGCACTCTACTAAGCCCTAAAACATTCGCAAACAAAGCTGCTTTCTTTACACCTGTATTCATTGGTAACTATTCAGGTAAAGCTGGTGAAGTGGATCTAGACTTTATCGATATTGAAGATGCTGACAACATAGCTGATTTCGAAAATTTCAAAACCACATATACAACTGATGTGGGGGCATATGCTGGTGCATTACAAACTTTGGTTTCTGTTTACGGCCAAAATGCTATCAAGCTTAAATCACAAGCTGACTTGATTGATGGTGTGAAAGGTAAATACGTAATGGGTATGGACAATAACGGTGTGTTTACTGGTATGTCTATGGTCAGTGAGCAAACAAATGGAACTGTGCTCAGCTCAATAGGTTTCCAAGCGGATAGAATTTTCTTCACAACTGGTTCTTCTTCTACTAAATATATGCCGTTCATAATCCAAGACAATCAAGTTTTGATGAACAGTGATGTATTTATTAAGAATTTGACAGCCGCAAACTTTAAGGCCAAGTCTCTTACAGCTGAATTATTCAATGTTGACAAGTTAAGTGCCATAACTGGTGAACTTGGGACTTTAATTACTTATAAAGATCCTAGTCAGCCTCAAAAAGCAAGAATGGTCATTTCAGGGACCGCTTTAAAGTTATATGACGATAACAATATTGAGAGAATTTATATTGGTTTATAAATGGCTACATTCTTATTAAGGGACCTCGGTGGCAACGTGGTCCTTGATCTAACATCTAATCTTAGTATGTATACAGAAACGTTAAGTGTTGTCCTCCCGAAAGGTTCATCTATGGACACAATTGTACGAAAACTAGATACTGCTGAAAATCATCCAAGATGGTGGGCTTATGTAGCTTCTGGTGAAGTGTTATCTGCCAATAGTGCTGTAGTTGAGTCTTATTCAAATGGTATGGGATGTGCCATTTTGACTAAAGCTATGGCTATTGAGGCTAAGCTGGGCGATAAGATACTTAATCAAATGGATGATACTTCATCTTATTTATTAATTTATGATTGTAGAGCTTATTACAATACAGCTTTTCAGCAAACGGTTAGTATTCATATAGGTAAATGCTAATGGCTGAATACATCAAAATTCTCAATGATAATAAAGTGACAATAATTGACGACAGCTATAGAAACTTTCACCTTATAAATAAGTTTGTTAGGGAAGTCGCTTCTTCAGACCCATTACCTCCTGCAGTGCTATCTGTATCTGGTTACGTTAAGTGTCATGTTTTGAATGTTACATCTTTACAAAGACCAATTGTGGTATTTACAGGCGTTTCTGTGATGCAGGTCAGATATGAAGAAACTTCCACAAATAATTGGAAAATAACTGTAATTTTTGACACCTTAGACGACCAAGGAGGATTTAAATATAAGAATACTTTTCCTTTTACAAAAGCAACTTATTATGTATTTGGATTAATTACTTTATTAGAAAGTGGTCATTCTCCAAAATTACTAATTAAGAATGGTAAAGGTGAGATTGTATTTTCTAACTCCCACAATCCTTTAAAAGTAGTTAAAGCAGAAACTTTTTATTTAAAAGGCAGTGCAAATTATTTTAGCTCATGGTTATCAGATATACCTGATTATAATGCTAATAAGACTTATGGCTTGGCTTTAGCTTGTCCAGCTCATTATGAATATTATTGGGGAGCTGGTGGTTTGAGTTCTTATATGCATTCATACTGTACTATAAAGACTAACTCATATAGTGATCCAACTTTCTCAGGTAAGATCCTTCGGGGATATACGATACTAGCTAATGGTATGAATACTTCAGCTAGTCTCTATTCTCCATTTCATAGTCATTTAATAGTTGATATTACTGGCTATTAAAAAGCCCCTTATTAGGGGCTTTCATGTTTAAGCAGGCTGATCATTAACTGGTGGTTCTTCTACAAATGTGTAATTTACTGCTACCGACCCAGTCTCTAAATCCCAGCCTAGATTTAATGTTTTGAAAGCAGGACGGTTGTTAAAACGTTGCGCATTGACGATGTCTTGGGTTTTTTGAGCTAATTCAATATCCAAAGCATTAAATACTTTAACTTCGGCCATGAGCTTTTCCTCTAATTAGATAAGAAATTTGTTCAGATAGAATTGCATGCAGTTAATTAATGGAATCTGTACGGTTCCAATTAACTTTGGAACCCATCTAAAAGTTAAAAATTATTAGTCATCAAAATACTTAATTATTTAGGTATTTTGGCTTAGTTATGTCTTCTCGGTTCTTATCGTTGTTACTCGGTGAAAATGTTAATTCATATGATCAGCAATTCGATACGTCTAATCAGGATGCAACAGCGCAGCTATATGAAACTATGGCTCCGTTTTCACTTGGGACTAACCAAACCAAAGCCAATAAGAAGCGTACTCGAAAAGAAATTCTTACTAAATGGGAGAGAATGTTACGCTTTGCACCTATCGCAGAGGGTATGGGGATTCATGTTTCTGCAGCCTTAGGCGGAGATTCTTATAGCGGCCAACAAGTCTTTATTACGCCCGCAGAACGGTTAAAAAAGGCGAATGGACCAGCAGCTGAAAAACTAAAAAAACAACTAGATGAGCGCCGTGTAAAGATGGAAAAGCTTATCAATAAGTATTTAAGCAAACTTGCCCGAGATGCTATTTCTTTCGGTGATTCCTATGCACGTATTTATGGGAAAAAAGATATAGGTGTAATTGACCTCGTATGCAATGAGTATACATATCCGCCATTAATACAACCGTTCGAACAAGGCAGTAAGACTGTCGCCTTTTTTTGTTTAGATCCTCGTAATTGGCAAAAAACTATTACCAAACTGAATACTATTCAAATGGTACGTTTCAAAATGCCCCGTATGAGCAATATTGCTCAATATGAGCTTGTTGAAACTGGTCTTGTCACGAAAATGTTGGAGGGTGATGATCCAGATGAGCTACCAATCTTACCAGCGCATTTAGGCGGCTCATTTCTTTATGAGATTGAAGATATTTATGATGATGTAATCCTCGCTTTGGCATCAATGAATAGCCAGCAAATTGCAGATACCGTAAATCAGATGTTCTTGACAGTAAATATGTCAGGAATGCCGCCAGCACAACGTCAAGCCTATATCCGTGGTTTAGAAGGTTTACTCAAAAATCATGAGGCTTATGTCCGTGATGCTTTATCAGGTGGTGAAGCAGTCTGGAATACTGCTTTTCACATGCTTCCAGTATTTGATGAAAAACAAGTTCTAAATCCAGTGGGTGATATCAAGAATCAACGAAGCTCACCTATTAATATTGAACAGTTCATGATTAATGTCCGTTTGTTAATGGGCGGTATAGGTCTAGACCCAAGTATGGTAGGGTGGGCTGACATGTTAACTGGTGGTATTGGAGAAGGTGGAGCATTCCATACTTCTGCACAAATCATGCGTAGGTCACAAGACATTCGAACAGCAGCTTCCGAAGGGATTAATCAAATTCTTCACTTGGATTGGGGTTTTGCTTATAACGAACAATTTGAGCCTGAAGATTACCCTTGGCAAGTTGAATATTATTCAAACCAAACTGCAGCAGCTACGGAAGAAATCAACAATGCTCAATCAAGAATGAATACAACATTACTTAAAACACAAGTAATCGCATCATTGAAAGAATCAAATTTAGATGTAGATATTATGGCGTACATTCTTGAGCGCGATACAGGTATGAAATATGAGGAAGCATTAACATTAGCTGAAAGTATTGCTAAGAGCCGTAAATTTCCAGAGGATGAAGAATAATGGCTTTTTTTGAATACGAAACACAGAATAAAACTATAAATAACAGTTTTGGAAACGTTTTAAATCCGTTTAAAGATCGTTTTGCTAAAAATCCTGTCTTATGGTCTGGTCTAACAGTGGATCGAGCTGTTTCCCATTATCAGGAACTTTACGCATTAGGAACACTTTCAGCTGCACATTTTGGAATTGAAATTCGCCCGTACCGTGCAAACAGTAAAATTTCTCAAGCAAATATTCCAATTTTTGATCCTTCAAACAAAGTTGCTTGGTTAGCCAATAATGTAGATGTATCACTACTAGATGCCCAAACCGATGCAGTGCATGTGGGGCATTTTCAACTCAACCATGTAACTGGTAATGCTTCAAATGAGTTGAGCATTTCATTTATTGAGACTAAAGAAGCAGCTATTGCGAATAGTGCTAAAGCTATAAAAGAAATAATGTTTAATAAGGATGGTACTCAGCCGCCACCAATTGAATACTTAATGAGATTAAAAATATATGCTTTTGATAAAGCTGCAAGAAATCAAAACCAATTTGAAATTGAGCATCTAGTTTCACTTCAAGCAGGCAATTTGCCCCTTGATGCCTCTAATAAAGCACATGCCATTGTTACTTTAAATTTCATCAAAATGTTTCCCAACTTAAAATAAGCTATGGAACTCATTGCCTTTATAGATTCACCTAATTGAGAAAATATCCTCAAACTAAAATGAGGATAACTCCGTGAGTGTTAAATCAATTTTCATTCAAACACACGCACCACATCAAAGCCGATTAGTACATGGTTTTGACTCCATGGTGAATAGTGGTGCTTGTTCAATTGGGTTTATTAAGGGTGATTACCGTCAAATTAATGCTTTAGTCACTGAAGATTATACGGAAAATGATTTCTGGCGTGTTGTAAATTTAAAAGGTAAAAAGGGTGGGATAGATGCGTATGATTCTGTTGCGGTATTAGGCGCTATCGATGACCAGCATGCAGCTGATTTAGCGATACTGCAATTTGGCCGAATGTTTGATGCTTGTGTTACAGATGTTATTGAAACAAATCAATTTGGACTTAAGCGCCATTTATCTTCACAACAATTTAATTTGACGGGTTCAAAACCGATTCAAAGATGGCAACTAGAACAATTACAAAATGTTGTCGCAGCTGAAAAACCTGAATGGGATGGAATCAATTTAATTTCTCATGAGGGTGATACTTCTAAGTTGTTATTAGATATGCAGCGTAATGATGATCACAGCCAATTATTAAGTAAATTTGATGGGTTACCTACGCTTTTATCTAGTCTAGGCGTCGAAGAAGCGCATTATGACTCTATTATCGTTGATTACCAGCATTTAGAGCAGCTGTCTGCAATTTTGCATCACTCTATGGATCAGTTTTCAAAAACTGGCGTCAAAATCGTTAACGTTACTGAAAGTAAGCCCTTTAAGCATAAAAAAGTACTTCAAATTGCGCTTACTTATGATTTTGATGATGGTCAAAACTTCACAATCCTTTTTCATAAGCCAGATCGATTAACAAAAAAAATTAGTCCAGCAGATTCATTAATTTCATGGAAGATTTTAATGAACAATCGCGATATTACAGCTGCTATTCAGCCGAATCAGGGAGAAGGAATTTCAATTCCTGTCCTTGCTGGTCGAATTATGAAGTTGATTAACCAAAATAGTAATCGTTTTAAGCGGTTACAATCTAAAAAAGCAGAAAAGGCCAAAGCTTTAGCAGATGCTGAACTACGCCTCGAGCAAAAACAAAATCAATTAAATTCCTTAAGTGCGGAAATTTCCAATTTATTAAACGAATTGGATCAGTTGCAAAATTCATTGTTAACTAAGCAATCTGAAGAAAATGAGGGAATCATTAAAGAGAATAGCCTCGATAATGAGTTACCAGATAGTATTTCTGATGAAGAAGCCGCACGTTTAAAAGCCGATTTAAAGCGTTTAAATGCTGATCCTGAATGGGCAGGTGAAGATGGTTTACGTTACCAAGCATTCTTTGAACGTATCAATAAGGCTCTAGAGGGGGACTCTGATGCGGTAGTTTGGGCACGTGAATGGATTTCTGAACTAGATGACCAGACTTTGGCTCAACAGCAAGCAGAATTAGAAGCAAAAAAACTTATTGATGCCGAAAATGAAGCTAAACAAAAAAGAGATGAAGAAGTTTTAGCAGCACGTGCAGCTGGTAAAGCTGAAAACAAAATGATGCAAGCATGGTTAGACACTTTGGAAAAGCCTGAAGATACTAACAACATAGACTTTATGGCTTGGGTTTCAGATCGCCGTGGTGAATTCTTAAAAAACTGGAATGGGGCCGAAGGTTCACCAGAATATTTAACAGCATTTTATGAATATTCAAGAGCATGGGCAGATGAACATTTAGCGGATCGCCTCAGTAATAAAGAGCCAGCCCAAAATTCAGATAATGATGAATCTAAAGAACTAAATGCTCCGACAGAAGTTGAAGATCTTCAGCCTAGTACGACAAATGATGAAGGTAATCAACTTTACCGTTCAGTAATTGAAGGGCAGGTTAAAGTTAATCTTGAGTTATTAGAGCAAATTCGAGATGAAGCAGAAAAAGACTTAAATGATCCACTTCTTATTCCAGCGGTGACAGAACTCTTGAATCAAGTGCAAAAAATGGAAGCGGAGAATATCTAATGACAACTTTAAATCTAATTTCTATTCAAGATATTGCTAAAAATCCATTAGTTGTAATTGATCAAATGATTAGTTTCTTTAAACCTAAACAGCCCTTTACTGGGCTATTGAAGGGTAGAACTAATAATGTGAAAACAGCCAAAGGACAAAAGATTTCTACTGTATTCGCTTTAGTTGATATTAATCAAGTAATTGCATCTCATACAGCAACTGGTGCGGAAAACCCTAATTATCCGCAAGAATTGCAGCCACGAGATCGTAGTCGTGAATCCTCACAAGCATGGGTACAGAAAACTGCTAATGATTTAGACCCCGAAAGCCTAGGCCGCTCAGGTCGGGCAGACACGGGAGCACCGATAACTGGTGATGATTTAGTTGTAGAATCAGGAAATGGTCGAACAATGGCTATCAAGCTTGCCTATGAGCGCGGTACCGCAGATGAGTATAAACAATGGTTGATTGATGAAGCCGATTACTTTGGCTTTAGTAGTGAGCAGGTCCAAGCAATAGCTCAACCGATTTTGATACGTATTCGTACAACCGAGATTGATAGAGCTCAATTTGCAATAGATGCTAACCAAGATGATAAGTTGTCTTTTACAGCAACTGAACGTGCTAAAGCTGATGCTAAACGTTTAGATGAGAATTTACTGGCTCTTTTTAACCCGAGTGAAGATGGCGATTTATTAGCAGTAAGTAATCAAAAGTTTATTCAAGGTTTTTTAAGTAAATTAGGTGATACAGAAGCTGCCCAGTACACAACGAAAGATAAAAAACCAACACAAGCACTGATAAACAGAATCAAGGCCGCAATTTTTAGTAAAGCGTACAATGATGATCGTCTGCTAGAAATGATGGCTGATCATACAAAACCAGATCTTCAAAATATGCTTAATGCGCTTGGTGTTGCTGCCCCTAAATTTATTGAAGCGCAAGCTATAAGTCGTGGAAATGTTCAAGATATATCAGATCAAATCGTTGATGGAATGGAGCAAGCCATTGATCAACGTGTTGCTAATGCAATTATTGATGCAGCAAATACCATTTTATCTGCAAAGCAAAATGATCAAGATATTGTTGAGTTTGTAAAGCAGCAAGGTCTTTTTGAGGATCTAGGAGAAGGTGTTGCTGAGCTCGCCGTATTTCTCGCCAAGAATAGCCGCAGTTCAAAAAAAATGAGTATGTTATTTAAAGCATTAGCTGAATTTGCAGAGAAACAGGCTTTAGATAGTAGTAATGTAGGCTTGTTTGGTGAACCTGAACCAGTAAGTGTAAAAGATGCTATCCAATATGCACAACAAGTGCTTGGTGATGATTTCATTAGTGTGCAAATGTACGATTCATTATTCTCTAATGCATGTAATTATTTAAAATTAATAGATTATGTATCTAAGGATCCTCTTTTTGTTATTAAATCATTGATTATAAACATTAAAAAATATAAGTTTTAATTTTTAACATTGGTATTAGAACATTTAATTAATCTATTGTTGACTAATAAATGTTCTAATATGTTTTTTGGGAATAATTTAGGAATAAAAAACTATAGAAAAGTAAAAAAATAGTGTATAAGGTTAAGTAAAATATTTTGGAGCCGCTTTATGGCTATAGCTGAAGAATTACATGTTAAAAGTTTAATCCAACCATATTCTAATTCTATTATTCAGGCTATTAAGGAGGCGTGGTCATTGTGGCTGCAAAGTCCTTTTTTTGGAAAATGGAGTTCACGCGGACGTGCCACATTCGTTTGGGAAACTGTAATTAATTTACTCAAAGAAAAATTTATTGGACGTAGTGACGTTTTTATTATAGATAAAGGTGTTACGGTACTTTTTGTAATTCAACAGCAAGTTGTTTTTCGTTTTAAATTGGCAGATAGGACTGGAAGAAGTAAAAACGTTCAAACAGATTCGGCTAAAAGCTTTCATGATCCTGAACTCAATTATAATTTATTAGCTGAAGCTGATATAGCTAGTAATATTCCACGTATTGAAGTTATCTATACTTTAAATAAGTCTGCTACTCAAATCGATAATATCAAAATGATTGCTAGAGATAAAAATTCCGTTGCTTGGAATGTAAGTTTAATTGATAGCCAAACATCATTCGTTGAATTTGACGAAAGCAAAGATACAAGTGACTTTGATACTGTTAAGGATAATCAAACAAAACGTCGTTTCAAAGGGAAATCCACTGGCGGTGGATTTAAAAAAGCAGAAGGTGAATCGTGAGTAATTTGACCTTTAATCCTGAGTTATTAAGGATAGTAAGGCAGTTTAGAGGGTTTGGACAAACAGCTCTTGCTAAAATGGCTTCTTTGTCTCAGGGAACTCTGTCAAAAATTGAAGCAGGATTGTTAGAGCCTAATGAGGAAATGGTTTCAAATCTTGCCAAAGTTTTAAACTTTCCCGTTTCAATATTTTATGAGACCTATAAGCCATTTGGTTTACCGTTAAGTGTTCATCCCATGTACAGGAAGAACTCTTCAATCGGTAAAAGGGCTATTGAACAACTTGAAGCTGAACTTAATATTCGATTATTTAACTCTATGAAGCTAGTTAAAGCTATTGAGTTTGAGGAGGATTTACCACTTCCTTTTTTAAGTTTAGATATATATGAAACTCCTGAAAAAGTTGCTGAATTGCTCAGAAGAACTTGGTTAATTCCTAATGGCCCATTAAAGAATTTAACCGATTATGTTGAGAGGGCAGGGTGTCTCGTATTTCATTGCGATTTCTCTCAAGAAGGTGTGTCTGGTGTAACAATAAAAGTACCTGGTTTAAACCCTTGTATTTTTATTGATAAAAATATGCCCTCAGATAGACAACGTTTCACACTGGCGCATGAGTTAGGTCATGCAATTATGCATAAACTCCCTTCAGAAAATATGGAGGATGAGGCTAACCGTTTTGCAAGTGCTCTTTTGATGCCTTCAAAAGATATTAGACCATATCTTACTGGGAAAATTACTTTAGAAAAGCTCGCTACCTTAAAGTTGGTTTGGAAAGTTTCTATGAATGCTCTTCTTAAAACAGCAGAACGAGAAGGCTTATTAACACCATCCCAGAAAAAGTATCTATGGATACAAATGACTAAGAATGGTTATAGGACTAAGGAACCTGTAGAGTTGGATTTTCCTAAAGAAAAGGCTGTAACTATAGATCAAATTTTTGAATACTATAGAGAAGACTTAGGTTACTCAATTGATGAGTTATCTAATTTATTGCAAACACCAAAAGAAGACATTGATTCACTCTACTCATTAAATATAGTTAAGAAAAAACCAAATATACGAATTTTAGAATAAGATTGGCCCTCCATTAGGAGGGTTTCCTTTTTTAATAAAAAAACTTTTCTTTTTAAAAAAAATAGTCATAATAAATCTATGCTTCCACACTAAGCTTGTCACTCCAACCGTATTACGGAGCGAACATTCCTTAAGTAATGATGTGTACGTATATATGATTTACAACATTAGTGTAGATCTAGATTTTTGGAGTGGTCTAATTTTTATCTACACAGATGGATCGTATAATCATGTCTGATAAGAACTTCGTATTTCCTTCAGGATTGACCAGTCAACGTGCTAGAGCTTTAGCTAAAGAAGCAAAAAAACTAAATGGTACGCAACTTTCATGTGAGCTGGATTTAATATCTAAAAAAGAATGTCAACTCCCATGGCATAAAGCAGTTGCTAAGTTTACTAATGAAGATATCTCAATTCTACATTTGAAAGTAGAAGATATTTTGAAAAAAAACCCATTATTGGGTTATGGTGGATTCTATTCTCCATTAATATTTTCAGATCGTTATTATCAACGTCAATATAGAATGTCTAAAATAGAGTATGAACAGCATTTTATTGAAGGCCGAATTTTAAGTACAGACTGGTTAAAACAAATAGAATATGC